CCCATCTCGCAGCGCATGCAGATCAGGTTCCAGCAACAAGCGCTCCGTCCCGAAGGGAGGTATTCATCGCCTGATGGCTGGGATGGGAGCTGCGCCGAAGTCAGGAGCTCGTCAGCCCAGCCGCGGGCTGGGGGCGGCGGCTCAGGTACGCCTTCCTGCCTCCGGCCGCTCAGGTGAACCGCCGGATTGGCCGCTTCCCAAGGCCGGCAAACAGGCGGTGGCCGCACGCGAGGCGGAACTCTGGACGGAAATCTGGACGACGCCCCAGGCCGTGATGTGGGAACGCCTGAAGTGGACCCACGAGGTGGCGCAGTACGTCCGGTGGCGCGTGATTGCCGAGCGCGGCGCCATCGCGCCGGCGGTGGAGGCGCGACAGCTCGCTGACCGCCTCGGCCTCTCGCCGCTGGCGCTGCTGCGCCTGCGTTGGGAGATCGTGGACGAGGAGCAGAGCAAGCCCGATCTCAAGGTCGTGAGCGTCCGGGAGCGGCTCAAGGCGGTCGACTAGGTGGGCTGGCGCGGCCCGCTGGAGCCGGGCGAGTTCCCGACGTTGGGATATCAGGTCGCCGAGTGGATTGAGTCGATGTGCGTCATCCCCGACGGCGATCGGCAGGGCCAGCCCTACCGGCTGACCGACGAGATGCTCCGGTTTCTGCTCCGCTTCTACCGGCTTCACCCACAAGCATTGGTCCTCGAAGGCCGGCCATCGGCGCCGTTCGTGTACCGCGGGGGCCAGCTGATGCGGGCCCAGAAGTGGGGCAAGAGCCCATTCGGCGGCGCCATCTGCCTGGGTGAGGCGTTCGGCCCGGTCATCTTCGATGGCTGGAACGCTGAAGGTGAACCGGTTGGCCGCCCGCATCCAACGCCGTGGATCCAGGTGGTAGCCACCTCGGAGGAGCAGACGGACAACGTCTGGATGGCGATCTACGAGACCGCCTCACGCGGGCCCATCGCCGACATCCCCGGCATCGACATCGGCCTGCTCGACATCAACCTACCGTCTGGCGGCAAGATTGAGCCCCGCAGCGCCAGCGGGCGGGCCCGTCTCGGCGCTCGCCTGACCTTCGCGGTCTTCGACGAGTCGCACCTCATGACCGAGTCGAACGGCGGCGTGCTGCTGGCCACGACGATGAAGCGGAACATCGGCGGCATGGGCGGGCGGTGGCTGGAGACCACCAACGCCCCCGATCCCTCGGAGCGCTCGATCGCGCAGCGGACGCAGGAGAGCGGGGCGAAGGACGTCCTGATCGACTATCGACCGCCGCCGCACCGGCCGGACCTCTCGGATGACGCCGACGCCCTGGCCATGCTCGGGCATGTCTACGGGGACAGCTGGTGGGTTGACCGCGAAAGGGTCCTCGCGGACGCTCGCGATCCGGCCGTCTGTCCGACCACGGCGGACGCCATGCGGTTCTTCTTCAACCTCATCGAGGTCGGCGTCTCGGACGCCGTCGACGCGACACGGTGGGATGCGCTGGCGCGGCCCAGCAACCTGGAGCCGAGGGAGGCCGTCGCGCTGGGCTTCGACGGCAGCCGCTCACGCGACTGCACGACGATCGTGGCGGCCCGCATCAGCGATGGCCGCTGGTTTCACCTCCGGACTTGGGATCCGGCCGATCACGACGACCATCTGGTTCCGCGGGGCGAAGTCGATCGGGTCATGACCGATGCCTTCGCTGCCTATGACGTCCGCTACCTGTTCATGGACCCGTACCGCTGGCAGGAGTACGCCGACCAGTGGTCCGGGCGATGGCCCAAGCATGTCGTCGAGTTCCCAACCAACGTCGACCGGCGCATGGACAACGCGGTGACGCGCTTCCTGGCCGAGTTCGCAGCGGACTTCACCCACGATGGTCATCCAGTGTTGGCCGCACATGCCAAGGCGGCGGCGCTCGCCAACGGCGCCCGCCGCCAGCCGCGACCCGAAGAGGACCCGAGCGTTGCCCGACGCTACCTCAAGGTCGTGAAGAAGCGGGAGAACGTCCACATCGACGCATTCATCGCCGGCTTGCTCGCCTCCATGGCGCGTGGCCAGGCCATTGAGGACGGCGCCCTGCAGCCGGCACCCGCCTTTTTCGGCACCTGGAGACCATCGCATGCTTGAGCGCATCGACCTGGAGCGTGTCGCCACCGAGGCGCACCAGATAGACATCGGTCGAACCCTGCTGACGCTCGTCGTGGGCTTCTTCTGGCTGCTCGGGTGGACGGCCGGCAAGATCTGCATCGTTCTCGCGGCGGCCATCACGTTCGCGGCGGCGGCCATCAAGGTCGGCTGGCAGGATGCGCACAAGCCGGTGGCGACTCGCAGGCGCGGCATTGGGCCTGCTTGAGCGAGTCGGCGAGGCTCGTCGCGTCACCGCCGAACGAGCCTTTCCCGGCGATCAGTGGCTGACCGACTATCTGATCCCGTCGCAACAGGCGCAGTTCAACTACGGCGGCGCGGTCTACCAGGTCGGCGGACTGCTCCAGACATCGCCGTTCGGGCCGCGCGTGCAGGAGATCAGCGCCACGCTGCCGAGCTATGCCGCGGCACTCCGGCGCTGCCCCCCCGCCTTCGCGGCCGAGATGGTCCGAGCGCTCGTGCTCAGTCAGGCACGGTTCACCTTCCGAAACAGGCCCTCGACGAACACACCGCGGCGGACGTTCGGCACCTCGGCGTTGAGCGTGCTCGAGGAGCCCTGGCCGAACGCGACGACCGGCGAACTGCTGGCCCGGATGGAGTGGCACGCCGGCCTCGCTGGCAACTCATACGTCTACCGGCAGCCTGACCGCCTGCGCGTCCTGCGCCCGGACTGGGTCGCCATCCTGTACGGCTCCCAACTCGAACCTGACGACCCGGCGCACGCGCTCGATGGCGAGGTCATCGGCTATATCTACCAGCAGGGTGGCGTCAAGGGTGGCAACCGGAGCAAGGTCTACACGCTGCTCCCGGCCGACGTCGTGCACTGGTCGCCTCTGCCGGACCCCGAGGCCGCCGGCCTGGGGATGTCGTGGGTCACGCCGGCCGTGCGCGAGATCCAGGGCGACCAGGCCGCGACCGAGCACAAGCTCAATTTCTTCCGCAACGGCGCGACGCCGAACATGGTCGTCAAGGGCATCCCGGCGGCCAATGAGGAGCAGTTCAACCAGATCGTCAACCAGCTGGAGGCATCGCACTCCGGCGTCCGCAACGCGTACAAGACGCTGTATCTAACCGCTGGCGCGGACGTCACCGTCGTCGGCTCCAGCCTTCAGCAACTCGACTTCAAGGCCACGCAGGGCGCTGGCGAGACACGCATCGCGCTTCTGTCGCGGGTCCATCCAGTCATCCTGGCTATCGCCGAGGGCCTGGCCGGTTCGTCGCTCAACGCCGGCAACTTCGCGATGGCACGTCGGCTGTGGGCAGATTCGTGGATCTACCCGACACTGCAGGACGTCGCACGGGCCCTGGCGCCCATCGTGCGAGTGCCGAGCGACGCCGAGCTCTGGTATGACCCGGCCGACATGCCGATCCTGCGCGAGGACGCGAAGGACGCCGCAGAGATTGAGCAGATCAAGCAGACGACGATCACCGGCTACGTGAAGGAAGGCTTCACCGCCGATTCGGCGGTGGCCGCGGTGAACGGGCAGGACGTGAAACTGCTCAAGCACACCGGCCTCGTCTCGGTCCAGCTCCAGCCACCCGGCGTCACCGCACCCGCGGATGGCCAGCCTGCCCTGCCTGTTGGAGGCAACTGATGAACCCGATCTGCCTGCGCGCGGTGGAGTTCCGTGCCTCCACGGAGGCTGGCGACGGGCGGACCCTCGAAGGGTATGCGGCGGTGTTCGACACCCCGGCCCGCATTCAGTCGTGGGAAGGCGAGTTCGACGAGGAGATCGCGCAGGGCGCGTTCCGGAAGACGATCCGCGCCCGGACGCCGGTGCTGCAGTTCGACCACGGCCGCGACGCCCGCACCGGCACCGTGCCGATCGGCGCGATCGACGAACTCACCGAGGACGAGCAGGGCCTATTCGTCCGCGCGTCCCTG